TGTTGCACAAGGTGAAAGACAACTTGCAAAAGATAATAAGTCATTAGGTAACTTTATGCTTGACGGCATACCACCTGCACCAAGAGGTGTACCTCAAATAGAAGTGACATTTGATATTGACGCAAATGGTATTTTAAGTGTATCTGCTAAAGACAAGGGTACAGGTAAAGAACAGAAGATAACTATACAGGCGTCTGGTGGATTATCAGATTCAGAAATAGATCAGATGGTCAAAGACGCAGAGGCAAATAAAGAGGCAGACGAGAAGATCAAAGAGAAGATAGACGCTAAGAATACTGGCGATACTCTTGTTGCAAGTCTAAAGAAAACTGTTGAAGAACATGGCGATAAAGTTTCGGCAGAAGAAAAAACTAAAATAGAAACTGGCATTACTGATCTTGAAGAGGCACTTAAAGGTGATGATGTCGAAGACATTAAAAATAAAACTAAATCACTAACTGAAGCGTCTATGAAATTAGGTGAGGCAGTATATAAAGATATGCAACAACAAGAAGAACCTAAAAAAGAAGAAAAGAAAGATGATAATATTGTTGACGCTGAGTTTGAAGAGGTTGACAGTAAAGACTAATTGTGTTATAATAATACTATGAAAGACTACATTAGAAACGAAACTCTATACAATCGTTTATTAGACGCCGCTGGTGATGATAAATTACCTGTGTTAGATAATAAGACATTTGAATCAATGAACGCAGAATACGGCAAAGAAGATATGAGAAAAAATATTGCCGACTATATTGCAACTGAACGACCTGTATTTCCCTTAAAAGAAATATCAGAGGACGATATGAGAAAAAGTTTTAATGATTTGAAAAACTTTAATACTAATACAATTTGCACACCTAAAGAACAAGTTGAGAAAGAAGTCTTTGAGAAGTATGATGATTATGAATACAGTTATGATAAGTATGGTCTAGGTTTAATTAATGGTCCAAGTACTTTCAATAATGTATCTAATTATTTTATGCAAGATTTAAGATTAGAATGTGGTAGTTATGGTTTCAGAGCACCTAAAGAAGTATGGGAGAATGGTGACGCATATGCCATATGGAAATGTTTAGGTCCTATGTGGCGTGGTATCAATGACGTTAAACTAACTAAAGTAAAAGATTTAGATGGTAATGAGTCTGAACAATTACTAGGTGGTAAACTAGATTCTAAAAGTTATATGAGTGCCTTTAGACTAGGCACATATATTGCAACACAATTTAAACCTGTCGTTGCAAAAGCAATATATCAAATGACAAATGCCAAGACAGTATTAGATACAAGTTGTGGATGGGGTGATAGACTTGCAGGTTTCTTTGCTAGTGACGCCGAAGAATACTATGGTTGTGATCCTAATCCAAATACATATGCTAGATATACACAACAAATATCAAAGTATAATAAATTACTCTCTAAACCAAAGAAGGTAACGATATGGAGATGTGGTGCAGAAGATTTGCCATATCATAAACTACCACCGATAGATGTGGCATTTACTTCTCCACCATACTTCTCTACCGAAGAATATAATAAAGGTGGTGAGTTTCAAGAAGATCAATCATGGTCTAAATTCAATGAGTATGAGAAATGGCGTGATGACTTCTATTTACCTGTTGCAGAAAAATCAATGGCAGTATCAAAGTTTTTATTCGTGAACATTATGGATCCGAAGATCAAGGGTACTCGTTATAGATCAAGTGATGAACTTGTGAATAGATTGAAAGATAAATTTTTAGGCCAGATCGGTATGAGAATTATGCAACGACCTAAATCAGATAAACTATTTGCAGATGATAAAGCAAAGGCAGACTTTATGAATAAAATTTTTATAGAGAATGTGTGGTGTTTCGGTGATAAGAATTTTGATCTGTTTCAAAATTCAAGAAAGGCAAATTTAGATGAATTCTTTGCTTGACAGGACTTATAAATAGTGTATAATATACATAATGAAACTAACGAGGATAATTAATGAGTGATTTTTTAAAAGACATAATAAAAGAAACTGGTAATGAATATGCCAGTCTAGTATCAGACGGTGCTTCAGGTGATGTAGATTCGTTTATAGATACAGGTTCATATATATTCAATGCCTTATTAGGCGGCTCTATTCATAGAGGACTTCCTTCAAATAAGATAACAGCAATCGCAGGTGAAAGTGCTACAGGTAAAACTTTCTTTGTATTAGGAATGTGTAAAAACTTCCTAGATAAGAATCCTGATGGTGGCGTTATATTCTTTGAATCAGAATCAGCGATTACAAAAGACATAATCGAAGAACGAGGAATAGATAGTAGTAGAATGGTTGTAATGCCAGTGACTACTGTACAAGAATTTAGACATCAATCATTAACTGTATTAGAAAAATATATAGAACAAAATGCTTCTGAAAAGAAACCATTACTATTAGTATTAGATAGTTTAGGTATGTTATCTACTACAAAAGAAATTGAAGATACACAAGACGGAAAAGAAACTAAAGATATGACAAGGGCACAAATTGTTAAGGCTGCCTTTAGAGTATTGACTTTAAAATTAGGTAAGGCAAAAGTGCCTTTGATAATTACTAATCACACTTATGATGTTATTGGTTCTATGTTCCCACAAAAAGAAATGGGTGGTGGATCAGGATTAAAATATGCTGCCTCATCAATCGTATATCTTTCTAAAAGAAAAGAGAAAGATGGTACAGAAATTATAGGTAATATAATACATTGTAAGAACTATAAATCAAGATTAACCAAAGAAAACAAAGTTGTAGATGTTAGATTAACCTACAGCAAAGGTTTGGATAGATACTACGGTCTACTAGACTTGGCTTTAAAACATAATATATTTAAACAAGTTTCTACTAGAATTGAATTACCAGACGGAACAAAAACATTTGGTAAAACAATTAACAATGACCCGACAAAATACTTCACAAAAGAAATACTAGAACAATTAGATGGAGTATGTAGTAAAGAGTTTAAATATGGAGATGGAGTTGAAGCAGAAGATACCACAACCTCACAAGACGACTAACCCTAAACATAGGGAAGACTATGTGTTTGTAGAAAAACCTGGAGAGGACTTTACAGCACTAAAGTTAATTAGTGGTCCATTTTCATCAATAGTTTATAAGTACGGTGCCGTTGGGTTCAGACCAGAGTCTGAAAAAAGACCTGATGGTACCTTGCCTATGCAGTTTGATTATGTTATAATAGAGAATAACATTGACGCAGATTGTGATAGTCAAGAATTTATTAACCATATCGGCGACATACTTGTTGTGTTGCTTGATGAAAAACTAAAAGAAGATAAACTAAATGCCAAGAATTGAACAAACAGCTTTAAGTAATTTAATTCATAACGAAGAATATACTAGAAAAGTTTTACCTTTCATCAAAGAAGAATACTTTGCTGACCGACTAGAAGGATTATTGTTTTCAGAAATCTATAAGTTTGTTGAAAAGTATAATAGTCTTCCCACAAAAGAAGCGTTATCTATTGAGATTAACTCTAATAAGAATGTTAATGAAGATGAATACAAAAAGATAACAGATATATTATCCACATTAGATAAAGAACCAGTGAATACAGAATGGTTATTAGAAACAACAGAAAAGTTTTGTAAAGATCGTGCCATACATAATGCGATACTTGGTGGTATTCAAATATTAGATGGCAAAGATAAACAACATACTCCAGAATATCTACCTGAATTATTATCAGGTGCATTAGGTGTATCGTTTGACCAGAAAGTTGGGCATGATTATTTACTAGAGTCGCAAGAAAGATATGACTTCTATAAAAAGAAAGAAGAAAGACTTGAACTTGATTTAGATTTCTTCAACAAAATTACAAGAGGTGGTATACCAAGTAAGACTTTGAATATTTGTCTTGCAGGTACAGGTGTTGGTAAGACAATGTTTATGACACACCTTGCTTCATCTGTATTACTACAAGGTAAGAATGTATTATACATTACTATGGAAATGGCTGAAGAAAGAATTGCTGAAAGAATAGACGCCAATCTATTGAATGTAGGTATGAGTGACCTTGAAGAATTACCATACTCAATGTACGAAACAAAGATAAACAAATTACAAAGTAAGACGACAGGTAAGTTAATCATTAAAGAATATCCTACTGCGTCTGCTCACACAGGTCACTTCAAGAATCTATTGAGTGAACTTGCAATGAAGAAATCATTTAAACCAGATATCGTATTCATAGACTATCTAAACATATGCTCTAGTGCTAGATTTAAGGCAGGTGCAAATGTGAATAGTTATACTTACATCAAATCAATTGCAGAAGAATTAAGAGGTCTTGCAGTAGAGATTGATGTACCTATATTTTCTGCTACTCAAACTACAAGAGGTGGTTTTGTAAGTAGTGATGTAGGTTTAGAAGATACATCTGAATCATTTGGTCTTCCTGCAACAGCAGACTTTATGTTTGCTTTGATTAGTAGTGAAGAACTAGAAGAAAAAAATCAGATAATGGTTAAACAATTAAAGAATAGATATAATGATCCAACGATCAATAGAAAGTTTATTCTAGGTGTTGATAGATCAAAGATGAGATTCTATGATGTAGAACAATCAGCACAATCAGATTTAGTTGAGAGTGGTCAAACACTTCCAACTGATAATAAATTCGGAAAAAAAGTAGGTCAATTTTCTGATTTTAAAATATAAAGACCTAACTAAAAAGGAAATAACATGGCTACAGGAAAAGTAAAATGGTTTGATGCTAAAAAAGGATTCGGATTTATAACACCAGATGATGGTGGTAAAGACGCATTTCTTCATGTATCAGCATTACAAGCTGCAAATGTACAATCTGTTTCAGATGGACAAGCAGTATCATACGAACTAACGGAACAGCGTGGTAAAGAAGCTGCTTCTGAAATTGCATTAATATAAGGAGAACACAATGGCAATAACAATAAATGGTAAAACATATGATGAAAATAAACTAGACGACAAGTGTAAGAACGCTGTCGTACAAGTTTCACAGGCACAAGCTAAATTAAGACAATTAACATCTGAATTTGACAATGTTAAAGTTTTAATTAATCATCACAGCGATTATTTAACAAATAATCTACCTGAAAGTGCTTTAGTAGAAGAAACTGCTAAAGATGGTGAGCCTGCCTCTAACTCTGCTGAAGAACCTGCAGAAGAAAACGCAGATCAACCACAATCATAATATGAGAAAAACGAAAAGCAGCAATAGAACTAGGCATTTTCCAGGTGATAAAAGACCACCAAAGACTATGCATAAGAACAAACTATTTTATGAAACTAAATTGAGTAAGCATAAAGATAAAATGCGATGGTTGGTTATTGAAAGACCAACAGGTAGTATTATTCG